AGGAAGTACAGCTGGTACTTACACAAGTAATAAATATCAGGATTTACTTTTGTACGGATGTCTGGTGGAAGCATATGGATTCTTGAAAGGTCCTGCAGATATGTTACAATACTACGAAGGATCTTTTAAAAGAGCTTTACAATCGTACGCGATCGAACAACAAGGTCGTAGACGCCGAGACGAATATCAAGATGGAGTTATTCGTACACCTCTTAAATCACCATCACCATAAAATAAATTAAGGAGACAATTAAATGGCAAATATAGTACCTGACTCTTTTAAAACAGACCTACTTGGTGGCGTGTTTGATTTTGATTCATCTGGTGGATCAACTTTTAAACTAGCGCTTTATACATCTATAGGTGGTTTTAGTACTTCAACAACTGCTTATACAACTTCCAATGAAGTTTCTTCATCTGGAACAAACTATACTGCAGGTGGAAATACTTTAACTAATAATGGTGTAGCAGTATCAAGTAACATTGCATTCGTTGATTTTGCAGATTCTACTTTTAGTTCTGTAACGTTATCAGCAACAGGAGCACTGATTTATAAAGGTACAAGTAATGAAGCTGTATTAGTTTTAGATTTCGGCGGAACAAAAACTGCAACCAACGGTGATTTCGTTGTTCAGTTTCCAACTGCTGATTCTTCTAATGCAATCATTAGACTTGGCGACGCATAATAATTAAAAGGAAATAGTAATGGCATTTGTACTCAACGATAGAGTTAAAGAAACATCTACTACGACAGGGACTGGTACGTTCAATTTAGCCGGAGCAGAAGTTGGTTTTGAAACTTTTGTATCTGGTATTGGAACTACTAATAGTACCTTCTATGCAATATCAAATGATGGAACTGCAGAGTTTGAAGTTGGTACTGGAACTGTAACAGATGCATCACCTGATACTTTATCAAGAGACACTATTATTTCTTCGTCAAACTCCGATAACAAAGTAGATTTTTCTGCAGGAACTAAAACTGTATTTTGTACATACCCTGCAAAACGTGCGCCGTCAGCAAGTATGACAGCTACAACTTATGTAACAACACATGCTTCAAATATTTCTGATGTTCAAACAATGGATTCAGGAGTATTAGCCGGACCAGTTCAAGTTTCAGGAACTGTAACAGTAACAGGTAATTTAATTATATTATAATGAGTACAATAGAAGTAGATAAAATAATACCACAGTCAGGAACTAACTTACAAGTTGGTGAAGCTGGTGATAGTTTAACATTACAAAATGGTGTTATACCAAACTCTGCTTTAGCAAATGGTCAAGTTACAATTAATGGTGTTGCTGTTTCACTAGGTGGATCAGCTACAATACCAACTGAAACACAACCAACAATTACAAATATTTCACCTTCTTCAATTGATGCAGACGTTGGAGGAACAGTTACTTTAACAGGAACTAATTTTGCATCTATACCAAAAGTAGAATTACAAAGAGCAAACGGTGCTTTTCAATCTGCAACATCTGTTACATTTACAAGTGCTACATCAGTTGCTTTTACAACAGGTACAACAGGTTTAACAAACGGACAAAACGTTAGAATTTTATTAACAAATCCAGATGGTAATGCAGTTAGAAGTGGTACAGATTTAGTCATTTCAGATGGTCCAGTATGGACTACAACAAGTTTAGCAAATACAGAATCAGGAGCTTCTGTATCTTATAATTTAGATGTCGTTGGAGATAGTGCTACAACTATTGCAACGACAGTTGTTGCAGGAGCATTACCTGGAGGTGTAACAATCGGATCTACAACTAACCCTAGTGGTACTACTTACAGAGCAGTACTATCAGGAACAATGCCAACTATCTCAAGTGAAACTGCATACAGTTTTACTGTTCGAGCAACAGATGCAGAAGGGCAAACGGCGGATCAAGCCTTTACTCTAACGTCAGAAGTTGGTATTACTAATTCAGGACAATTTAACTAGTTATGGCTTCAGCATATTTAACAAGAACCAATGGAACATCAACAGAGCAAAAAATATTTACATTTAGTGCTTGGGTTAAAAGGTCAGCAATATCTACTTCTGGTGATAAAGTATTAATGGCTGAATATACAGATTCTAATAATAGAATGAAACTACAATTTAAAGATGATGATTTTTTTGAAGTTTATCAAGTAGATGGTGGAAATATTAGAACTCAAGTTAAAACTAATAGAAAATTTAGAGATTCTAATGGTTGGTATCATATGCTTATAGTTGGTGATAATACACAAGGAACTAATACAAATAGATTAAAAATATATGTAAATGGAGTACAAGAAACATCTTTTTCTGTATCAACTTATCCTTATAGTAGTACTATTCCAAACATAAATGAAAACTCAAAAACAATTACAATAGGTAATGATGATATTGGTGGAAGTTATTTTGATGGTTTAATGACTCATGTAAATTTTGTAGATGGCACAGCTTTAACACCAACTTCATTCGGTCAATCAGATTCAAATGGTGTATGGATTCCAAAACCTTCACCTTCAGTTACATATGGTACAAATGGTTTCTTTTTAAAGATGGATAACTCCGGAAACATGGGCCTAGATTCATCAGGTAATTCAAATAACTTTACAACAAGTGGTACAATCACTCAGGCTAAAGACACACCTTCAAATGTTTTTAATGTGTTAAATACTTTAGATACTTCAAGAGGATTATCTAATGGTAATACTACATATGCAGGAGCAAGTGCAGGTACAGTAGTAAAAGGAACCCTAGCTGTAAATTCTGGTAAATGGTATGCAGAATGTAAAATTGTAGATGCTAGTGAAAATATGATTGGAGTTTTAGATATAGGTCAAGCACCAACTACAAACTATGTTGGACATAGTGCTGTTGGTTGGGGTATTTACACAGGAGATGGCAACCTTTATAATAATTCGTCATCTAGTTCTTATAGCAGTGCTTTTTCAGATAATGATATTATGGGAATAGCTTTAGATATGGATAATAATAAATTATATTTTTCTAAAAATGGTGTATGGCAAAATAGTGGAGTACCAACATCTGGTTCTACTGGCACAGGTGCAATTAGTATTACAAGTGGTCTTACAATGACTTTTTGTGGTGGTAGGGATAATGCTAGTGACACAGCTTCATTTAACTTCGGTAACGGATATTTTGGAACAACAGCAGTAACTTCAGCAGGGACCAATGCTAGTGGTAATGGAATATTTGAATATGACGTTCCAACAGGGTATACTGCTCTATCAACAAAAGGATTAAACTCATAATGGCTTATACTACAATTAAAAAACCTTCTGTTTATTTTAATAATAAACTTTGGACAGGTAATGGTAATAGTAGTCATGCACAAACAGGTGTAGGATTTCAACCAGATTTAGTTTGGTTAAAAGCAAGAAGTGAAAGTGAATATCATTTTTTATTTGATGCTATTAGAGGTGCAACAAAAGGTATTAGTTCTGATTTAACTGCTGCTGAAGCAACATATGCTGAAGGTTTAAAATCTTTTGATAGTGATGGATTTACTATTGGAACTAGTAATGGAATGAATAGAAGTGGAACTACTTACGCATCATGGAACTGGAAAGCAAATGGTGCAGGTTCAGCTAACACAGATGGTTCTATAAACTCTATAGCTACTTCTGCTAATACTACAAGTGGTTTTAGTATTGTTAAATATACAGGCACAGCAAGTAATGCTACTGTTGGTCATGGATTAGGTGCAGTTCCTAAAATGATAATAGTTAAAAATTTAATATCTTCAGGTAGTGGTGCAGAAAATTGGTATGTTTATCATGCAAGTTTAGGAAATAATAAAGATTTATTATTAAATTTAACTAATGATGCAAGTAATACAGTTACTACTTGGAATAATACAACACCAACTTCTTCTGTTTTTTCTATAGGTAGTGGTGATGGAGTTAATAAAAATAGTGAAGCAAATATAGCCTACTGCTTTGCAGAAAAACAAGGCTACTCAAAATTTGGTTCATATGTCGGAAATGGTAATGCTGATGGAACATTTGTTTATACAGGATTTAAACCAGCTTTTTTAATAATTAAAAAAACTAATGCAGCTAAAAATTGGTTCTTACATGATAATAAAAGATTAGGATATAACCCTAGTAATAGTTATGTAAATCCAAATTTAAATGCTGCTGAATATGCTGGTACAGATTTAGACATAGTATCAAATGGTTTTAAAATGAGGTCTGCTGGTAGTGGTCATAATGAAAGTGGTCATACATACATCTACATGGCATTTGCAGAAGAACCTTTAATTGGAGATAACCCAGCGACAGCGAGATAATATGAGTGAAGTAAAAGTAAATAAAATTAGTCCAAGATCCGGGACAACTGTTACACTAGGAGATAGTGGAGATACTTTTACAGGTGCTCAAACAGTTGCAAACGCAGCATTACAAGGTTCAGGACAAATTACAATCAATGGTCAAGCAGTAGCGCTTGGTGGATCTATTACTTTAACAACTGAGACAAGACCAACAGTATCAGGTATCAGTCCTTCAGCAATTGAAAATACTCAAACAGCAGTTGTTATTACAGGAACTAATTTTGTATCGGTTCCATTGGTTACAGCAATCAACTC